TTACTCTTTTTCTAATCGTTCAAGTACCTTGTCTATGTTTAGATTTTTTAACGCTAATCGGCAGATATTCTGATGGACTGTTCCTGATGCTTCGTTACCAAATAATATGGTTGCTACTGCGAATATGATTTCGTTAAATGCTTCTTCGTATTTTTTTCCCATTTAGATTGTCTCCTGTGGCTTAGCAACTGAAAGCTAAAGATTTTTTTGGTATTTCTCTATAAATTTGTTTTTACCATTTCCATCTGCAAGTCTTCACTCTGAGCTTTTCTGGTTTTCAATATTTTACCGGTTTCAGGATCAAGATAGTTGACTACTTTAGCTACCGGGTCTATCTCAATTTCACATTTAGTATTCCTCATCTCATATCCGGTTGTGATATTGTTTGCTGCGATGTTTATTTGGGCTTGGACTTCATCAATTTTTGATTTAAAGCTTGATGTGACGGCTTTCTTGTCGTCTTCTAACTGCTTTAATTCTGTGACTTTGGTAGCCATAGTAGAAGCAATCTCTTTTTTCTCCTCCTCAGTGAAGTGATATTTTACATACTCATACGAATACTTTGGCATTTTGTTTCCTCCTTCTTTTTATTTGGTTATGTAATTCTCTATTTATTTTCATCTAACAAAGTCCTTAGTTTTTCGGCAAAAGTATTATGCGCTTTGTTTTTTCCACGAAACCAACGCCAGATAGTTGAGTATGATTTATTTATGGAAACAGCTATTTTTTCAAGTGAATATCCGTTTTTTAATAGTTGTCGGATAGTTCTTGTAACATCAACTGAATTGTTTTGTGTCATTGTGTTTTCCTTTTGATATTATTATAATATCATAACGAAAAATATTTGTCAAGCCCTTTTTTCACTTAAAACGAAATAATTTTTGAAGCTACTTTATTAAAGGCTTTGGAAGATTGAGGAATCTTAAAACAGGAGAGCTTTAATTTTGCTTGGATTTTCTTGAGATAGATAAGCCATTGTGGAATAATTACTTCATTCCAGTCCCATAGTTTCTTAGCTTCTTCTGCCATCGATGTTCTCATCTGTTCCTTTGAGTCTGAATGGCGTTTTTTGTATAGGACTTCAAGGTGATGGACTATTATGTCCCTGTCTGGAATGGCTTTATGTAAGGGTGGGTTTGGGGCGTAGAACCAGTCGATTGGTGGAACAAGTAATTGTTGCAGGTTTGTTTCTGTTGTAGCAGTTGCGTCAATGGTAATTGCTGGGGTACCACAGCATTCGCTTTCAATTACGGGAAGCCCAAATCCCTCAGAATTAGTAGCATACAGAAGGACATCTGCTGCATTATAGATAGTGGCCATTTCTTCTTCTGAAAATCCTAAAAGGAAATGATAGTCTTCAGCTAACCGAGTAATTTTTTCGAGTTCGAGTTCCCTGATCAGATTGTCAAGATTGTATCCATCACCGATGTTTGGTAAACAGTGAATATAAAGTGCAACGTCTTTTTTATCTTCTGCGAATCTTTTAACGGCTTGGAGCTGTTCTGACCAGGCTTTTCTCCAGAGTTGATTTGCTTGAACCATCGTGATTAAAAAAACATCCTCAGAGAAGCCTAATTGCCGTTTTAAGGCATTTTTTTCCGGTAGAGGTCTAAACGTATTGGTATCTACTCCATGATGGATTGTAGTGCTCTGTAGGCCCTTTTTTGATAGCTTCCTTTGTGCCCAATTGGACATAGTAATGATGTCGAATGCCGGCTTTATTTTCTCTATGATCCAGTCCGGGATCGGATCGAAATCAATTGGAATGTAAGGTATCCAGGGAATCATAGAAGCAACTTGATTGGGAAGCCTATTGAAAGGCCAGATATCCATTTGTGTGATGAGAATATCTGCATTGAAATGGGCAAAATGCTTTTCAACAATGTCCTCGCCCATTAAATTATCAGTCCCCGGGTAAGTTGTAATTCCATGAACTTTATGAATATGTGTGGCTTTATTTCCAACGGTGGAGAACGATGCAACTTTATGGTGTTTTTGGAGGCGGGTTAGAATCTCTCTGACGCATTTTCCATAGCCAGAGTTTACGGCTGGTGAATCTTTGGCAAAATAAAGAATTCGCATAATGTCTCCTTGCAGGCATTATTGCAGGCGGGTAAAAGTCTCAAGGAAGACTTTCAGGCGTATAGCCATAATCGCAATGATTATCCCGCCATCTTTTGTGGATTTAGAGGTTGGTTCGTCCTTCGAAAGCGTTCCACATGACTGTGGGTGTGCCTGAATCTGGAGTGATTTTCATCGAACCGGATGAAATCCTATCAGCTTTGATGATCCCGGAAGTAGTAACCGTTCCAGCTTGAGCTGTCATCCCGCCAGTCATCCGTGTAATTGTAACTCCTGGTGATCCTTTGAAACTTCCAGCAAAGGAGACATATCTGCCGGTAGTTCCAAGAGCTACAGTGCCGAACTGAATCATCGGGCCAACCTCTGATAAATATGCTTCTCTTGTTTTGATAGCCATTTTTTTGAGAACATCACTGTCTAACCGTAATAATAAATGAAAATGATTAGACAGTGATGTTTGGTTGAGGAGGTTGGTTATGCGATGGTTCCGGCAATCAGGTATCCGGCAACATCAGCAATCAGCTTACAGGTGAATAAGTCTGAAACTTCGATCATGTCGCCTTTTCGGGCTTCCTCTCGCCATCTTCTGACTTGTCTCTTGTTGACTCTAATTGTAGTCCCCAGGCTGAGTGTTCTACGGCCTAAGCTTGGCGCAACGTAGCAGATGACCGTGTTCTTGCCAAAAATGTAATTCATGCTTTCGGTAAGTCCGGCGTAGGCTGTATTTTCTACTGCCTTTGCCTCAACTACTTTCAGGCCCAGTATCTTTGGTGGTAACCCCGCATCAGTCAGAAGGGAAGGATCAACATGCTTTCTTAAATCCTTGATCTCCGGATGCAGGGATAGTGTCTCTGCAACGTCTCCACCCAGGATGATTGTGTTGGCTTCTCTGCCAATGTTTTGACGAACGGAAGCCTTGGCTGTCTTAATATTGCTGAGTGGCACTGAGTTTGTATAATCAGACCACTGAGAAGTTCCCGACAAAGTAGTATTCTTTGTCATTTTTGTGGTCGAGGTAAGTAAGTCAGCCATTGACTTTTCAAGCCGAAGCATGATGATGTCCGTTAGAAATTCGGTAATGTCAATGTCCAGCTGTAGTGCCGGGTCTGCGTTTTCCCGGGCTCTGTCAGTGACAATGTCCTTCAAAGCATGCTCTTCAACTATGTAAGAGTCAGTTGATAGTGTAAGCGACGCTTCATTGGCTTCTGCTCCGTCCGCTCTTATGGTCTCAGGAAGCTTGAAGGCTTCCTTTCCATAAACGAAATGTTTATCGCTTTCCTTGGTTACCCGAAGGACAGGTAAGACCTGTTCAGCGACAAGCGCAGCATTCTTATACATTATTGAAATGTTTGACAACGCTGCGTCAACATGAACTTCACTTTTGCTTAACATAATGTCTTACCTCCTTTAGATAAAATGTGGGGCGATGAGTATATCAGCTTGTGCTCCGGCTGAGCCTGTGCCCTCTGCCCCTATGCAAAATCCCGGGCTAAAGATTGGAGTTCCCTGCGGAACCTTTGGATATGCGACTCCAATTTTTCCTGCAGCGTCTCTGCCGTAGACCGGACGTCCCATAGGAATTGAACCCTGTTGAACTGCCCAAATAGCTTTGGTGACTCCAGCTATCCGGACATTTATTGCGACACCGCTCTGACTGGCTCCGGTTTGTGTAAAACCGATCCCAGGGAGGGTTCCGGCAGCTAATGTGCCGGCATATAGCTTGCAATATCCTGAAGTTCCTACGTCACAGGATACCAGCCTATAGGTTCCGATGGAACCATAAGACTTAAAGGTTTTATCTAAAACTGATGTTGCACCTGGCATGGTGCTGTCTCCTTAAACGAGTTTTAGAGAAGGCCTATTTTGGCCATCTCAATCATGGCTGTCCGATAGGACAGGTCCGGGTGCTCTGTCAAGTAGAGCGAAATTTTCGTGTGGTTGTCGGCGTCTTTTTCAATTGGTTTGGTGCTAACTAATGTTTCAAACAGATTGATTGTGGGAGAAGCGGCCAACTCTTCGAGCAACGATAATGTTGCTGTGCGAATTGACTTTTTTTCCTCACCTAACTGGATTTCTGTTGATTTATCCTCAAGAAATCCTGATAGGATGGTCTTGACGGCTGGTGTCAGTTTGGGATAACTGGCCAGTATTCTTTGTGTTTCTGCTTTGTCCATCTTTTCCTTGAAGTTCTTAAGCTCTGCGAGTTTTAACTCGACAGCTTCCTGGTCTTTCTTGGCTTGGTCTTTGAAGATTCTAAGCTCTGCTAATTCCAGTTTGATAGCTTCTGCTGGATTTTTTCCTTTGGGTGTAGCATCATCTCCGAAGATGCTTGCTAACTTAGCAAGCAATCCTTTTTCAGAAGCAGAAATGGGAGGTTGCTCAGAAAACTTCATCGGCGCTTTTGCTTGGCTTTTAACTGGCGAGCCTGGGGCCTCCGCCATGTCCGGATAGAACGCCCACTTGCCTTTTTCTCCTCCGTCTTTAAGTTCAACTTCTTTTGAGAGGAATGTGTGACCCTTGGGGACTTTTCCTATGTAGAATGCCCAGCAACCTTTAATATCTGCAGGTGGAGCATAGCCGTATCCGACTTTGTCAGCTAAATCAGTTGAGTCGTCTTCTGTGGCTTCAAAGTTGAAGGTTTCTAATTCATCTAAAATTTTTTCTGGCATTGTGTTCTCCTTTATTGAAATATCCTCTTCTTCAGGATTGATAATTTCGGATAGGTTTACCGAAATTGGTTGCAGCCCTTTTAGGTGCGGATAGTTAGTTAAAGCAGCGTTTCTAATGACGTCATATCTTTTGCCAGTGCTTGTGTCCGGATACGAAGGAATTATTCTGGCAGAGATAAAACGTAATGAACCGTTTTTTATCTTTTCTGCTGTTTCTGGATCGGTGAATCTGAGAGAAGCCCATAAGCTACAGACTCCATTTTTTCTCTTTTTGAGGTCTGATATCCATCCTGGAGTTTCTTTGGAATCTAATTTGTGGTCAAAGTCTAAGGGTAATTCGCTTCCGCAGATTGCTTGCTGGAAGTTTCTAATCCAGTCATCAATTCTTTTCTCTGTAACATGGATTTCCCCATTTGGGGCATCTGGATGCTTCCAAACGCCTTCTTTGATAAGTTCCACTTCTCCTGTCAGGGCTTCTGAAAAGTTTACCGGAAGTAGGGATGTCCAGGAAAATGATTCTTCTTTTTCTAATTGCTCTTCTGTCATAGTTTTCCTCAGTATTCGATTTGCCTTGTAGCAATCACTTTGGCGTTAATGATCGGTGTCCCCACGGCTAAATTTTCCATCTTAGTCTTCATATAGGCTGGTTGCGCATCAATGGTCTTTGTTCTCTGTTTGAGTGCTGGAGGTATTCCCAGTGCATTGTCAAGAGAGCCAAAGGCGATGGTGTCCCAGTTGATATTATCTGGTGAAGTCATTAAGTGTGCTCTTAAAACTGAGCCTGCTGTATTGTAGGAACCGGTGATGGTAACTGCTAATCTGGTTGCCCTTGCGAGACCGACTATAGTTCCTCCTTCTGCAAGACTTGAAAGTGATCCTGGCCCGAGCCTGGCTAAATATGCCATTGTGATTGTGCCTTTTTCTGTGCTCATAATATTCTCCTTTTTCAATAATACACGCAAACCTTTAATTTGTCAAGCTTTGAAGTTAAAATATTTCTGAACTGAGCTATCTGGATGTTGCCAGAGCATTTCTATATTCTCTTTTTCAGCTTTTTCCGCTTCTTTTTCAAGATTGTGAGTTTCTGTATAGGGTCTTTGTTCATTGGGTTTAAACATAGCCCACATCATTTCTTCTTCTCCTGCTCTTGTATATTTAGTAGGTCGGGGGATGTTAGTAATTATCCATCTGCCGGCGACGGTTTTTTCTTGTTTCCATTTAGGATCAGGAGTAAGAAAAATTTCATTAAAATCTGATTTGGATGTTCCCCACCGGGCAGTGCCTGAAGAAATTATTTTAAACTCTGCGGGTTGATGGACTGTGGCGCCTATACCGCCGGGTGGAATTTTGCCTTCAACCTTAAGCCAAGCAGAAGGCTGTTTCAGTTTTTGCTCTACGAGGATTTGAAAATCTTTTGTCTGGCTTGGATCTCGCGGATATAAAAACCGATTGTATTTTGTCTCGGCGTATTTGGCTTGTGGCCCTTCAAGCTCTTCTGCCGTCAGTGATGGAGTGTCGAGCGTCCAGCCTACAAGATGGCCGTTTGCTTCGAGTCTGAGATCGACATGCAGGCTGTCGCCTCGAAAATGTAATTGTGCTACGTATTTAAAATTCGTATCCTTTGGTTGCCGGACGATAAACCAATTCCCTTTTTCCTTTTCTTGCTTTAAAACCTCTTGTCTTGTCGGCTCGTCTTCTGTTTGCTTTTCTGTAAATTCTTCTGATAGGAATTTAACGTTTCTGACAAATACTTGTGGCCCCTGTTTTTGCTCATACTTTTTTGGTGAGTCGTAAAGCCTTATTATTTTAACTTTATAGAGATAAAGTGTGTCATAGTCTCTCCACCATTTTAACTTCTCGGCTTCTGAGATTTTATGCTCCTCGTATCTGGCTTTAAATTCTTTGGTAGAAATCTTAACAGGTGGTTTCAGTTTGATTATTCCATAGCACAAGTCGCCTGAGAGTAGATATAGTTGAGTGTCTAAATGTTGTTTGATGTCAAATGATTTGACAATTGCTGTTTTCTTGCCTTTCGCAATTAATTCTCCGTGTGGAGGAGTCAGGTATAACCCGACTTGGTGGAGAAGTGCCGGTTCACTTTCTGTGACTGGCTCAGTTTGTTTGATTACTTTGATGCTGCTTGGCACGTGGACAGCATCAGCCGTGAGCATACATTTAATCTCGGTTCCTTCCGGGTCAATGAAAGTCTGAGCGTTTGGATTGGATTTGAGATAATCAAGCAGTTCTATTTCGTTTAGAATAATTATTGGTTTATTTGGGTCTGTATTCTCTGGTGGAATAATTGTCTCAAGTTCTTGGTGCTCTTGCAATTCTTGGCAAGTAACTGTTGTTTCTGGAACTGCTTTTTTGTCGCTGTAGATTTCTTGCAGGATTGATTGTGGTGCGAGCGTGTCTATTCTTTTTTTCAGCTCTGTTTTGATTGCCTGCTCTAAAAGTGATGGTGAATTAACCATTTTTTTCGCCTTCGGTTATAAATTGTTGTAGTTGTTTTGTTGGAATAGATTTTGCTATTGCCGCAAAAAGATATGAAAATTCTTTAGTTAGATTCTCTTGCAATTCTATTGCAAGATTCTTTTTTTCTTTCTCTAATAAGGCAATGTGGTCAGAAAACTTGTCGTTGGTAGAAACATGTAATTTCTCAATAGTTTTGTTTGTTTCTGCTTGATTGCTGTTTAAGGCTTGCTCAAGCAATTTCAGATGGTTGGTTAATTCTATTTGAGAAGTAATCTTCTCCTCAAATAGCAAGTTTGTAGTGGATTTAAATCTCTCGTTTAATGTTTTTGTCTGACTTGAAACTTCGGAGAATTTCTCGATTATTTTTTTGACGGTTTCATTTCCAGTTGCTTCGATTAGTTCATTTTCTTTGGTTAAATCGGTAATGATGTTATCAATTAAAGCCTGGCTAATTTTGCTTTTTTCGATTACATCTTGGATTGAGCTTTCAATAAGGTTGAGTTTGGTTGCTTGTTGCTCCATCAATTCCGGTAGTTTCTTAGAAGCGGTTGGTGAGGTTAAGAACTTATTGAGTAAGCTCAAGGTTTTCAGGATTTGATCTCTATCTTCTTTGGTGATGATAGAAGCAAAGGCTCCCCCGCCTGAGGTGAAGCCTGATGACAGGGCTTCTTTGTGTATTCTGTTCAGCCGTTGACCCATAGAGTTTGCTGTGGAGTGGTCAGCAGCGGCTTCATCCCAAATGGAATTAACAATTGTAGTATCTTGGTCTCTGTATGAATCGACAGCATAAGCAGGCGTGCCCCCTCCGGTGTCCCAGAGAATTGTTCCTTGCCAGCCTGAGTCGAACGTAATGTAGCAGAAATAAATTCCAGTATCGGCTTTAATTTCCGCTACTCCGGTGGTTGTCCTGGCTAATTTTTCAGTTCCGTCTGTGTTGTAAAGTGTGTAGCCTACTGTTGATAGTCCGGACTTCCTGCTGGTAAAATTGACTGTTTTTACAGTTTGTGCCATTTTGGGAGGTTCCTCATTTGTCTATTGGAGAAATCAGATGTATCAGTTTGTCAATCATTTCCGGTGTAATTCTTCGTCCTTTATATTCGATGTATTCATCTGTGACGATGAATATCTCTTCGTTGGTTTTGACAGATTGGTCAGGATGAGTGGTTCTAAGGCTGACGTTTTTGGTAGTTCTGATAATAGTTGGTGTTCTATTTGTTTTTTTGCTGGCCATTCTGTCTTTTATCCATTGTGGCAGTTGTTTTTTATTGATTGGTTCTTTTTCTATGTCGTTAATATAAATAAACTTTTGCCCTGATAATTTTTCTATTGCTTGGATTGCTCCATACATATCTACATTTATCTCTTTACCTAAATAAGCATTTTTTGAATGATACGACCAAGGCGATTCATACTCTTTTTTTGGTTGGAATAGAGTAAAATTGTGGGGCGATAAAGTTGTTATATTCCCTGCTTCGTCCCTGACTTTAAGTTCAGTACTTGCTGATACATCTTCGGCATAAAGCTGGATTGCGTTTGCTGGGCTGGTGCTTGGGATTGTGCCATTTTCAAGTAGTAAGGTTCTTGTAGCCGATATGCCTGCGGCTGTGTTGCCTACTGATACGTTACCTGATACTGCGAGTTTGTTTGCGGGGACGGTGTTGTCGATGCCGACATTGCCACCCATAATACCCATACCACCCTGATAAATATTGTTTGTCGCAAGAGCGTTAAATTCTGTTTTTCCGGAAGTCATAACTCTGTTTCCTGCGCCAGAATTAGCAACAGCAACAAATAAACCATTGCCATAAGTGACAGAAACCCAGCCATTATCAGCAGCGCTTGTTCTGATTGTCCAGTTAATACCATCAGGAGAAGTCATAACTCTGTTTCCTGTGCCAATATAAGCAACAGCTACGAATAGACCATTGCCATAAGTGACAGAAACCCAGCCATTATTAGCAGCGCTTGTTCTGATTGTCCAGTTAATACCATTAGGAGAAGTCATTACTCTATTTCCTGTGCCAGAATTAGCAACAGCAACAAATAAACCATTGCCATAAGTGACAGAAAGCCAGTCATTATTAACAACGCTTGTTCTGATTGTCCAGTTAATACCATCAGGAGAAGTCATAACTCTGTTTCCTGTGCCAGAATAAGCAACAGCAACAAATAAACCATTGCCATAAGTGACAGAACGCCAGTCATTATCAGCAGCGCTTGTTCTGATTGTCCAGTTAATACCATTAGGAGAAGTCATTACTCTGTTTCCTGTGCCAGAATAAGCAACAGCAACAAATAAACCATTGCCATAAGTGACAGAACGCCAGTCATTATCAATAGCGCTTGTTCTGATTGTCCAGTTAATACCATCAGGAGAAGTCATAACTCTGTTTCCTGCGCCAGAATTAGCAACAGCAACAAATAAACCATTGCCATAAGTGACAGAAACCCAGCCATTATCAGCAGCGCTTGTTCTGATTGTCCAGTCTGTTCCTTTTGATATGATATTTCCAACGACTTCTAATTTCTCCCCCGGCGCGGTCGTCCCAATGCCGACGTTGCCGTTAAGTAAAGTATATCCTGTTCCGCTCGGAGTAAGAGTAACATTTTGATTTGTTCCGCCCGCTGTATAAGTTAAGGCTCCTGTGCCTGTAATTGAGCCTGTGCTTGTTCCTGTTCCGCCGTTAGCTAAAGGCAGAACGCCAGTTACGCCTGTTGTCAAAGGTAAGCCTGTTAGGTTAGTCGCTATACCTGAGGCTGGCGTGCCCAAAGCTGGGGTTATTAAAGTAGGCGAGTTATTGAACACTACTAATCCGCTTCCCGTTTCATCGGTTATTATCCCAGCGAGCTTGGAAGATGAATCTATTTCTGTGCTGATTATGAAATTGTCAGCGTCTGATACTTTTGTCTCAAATTCGGCTTCTGTAAAAGAATCAATATTATCGAGGATGTGATTGTGGCTGTCGTCTGCGACGGTTGTAACGCCGATTGATGTGATTGTAACATCTCCGGTTATAGTTACTTGAGCGGCTATGTCAGAGGGGTTTCCTACTATTATACTGCCTGAGTCTAATGAAATATCTGCGAAAGAATCCCAGGCATTGTTGTCTAAAGTATCTAATGCTTTTTGGATGTTGTCATCATCGGTTGTTAAAATTCCATCGAAGTTTGTAGTGTCTGTGCCGAAGTCGGCTGCCCATTCAGGGATGTATTCTGCCTGTGAAAAAACGAGGTCTGTTGAGCGAAAAAGTGTAAATAGTACCAGAAAAGCAACGATGCCTATGCTGAAGAGAATGCTGAATCTTTTGTCTGATTTCATTTGATTATCTCCTTTTTTAGCTGACTCTGAGAGGAAAGATAATTTCTGGCTTCCCCCCCATTCTTAATTCTGGTTTTATGAGTTTGCGAAGCCCAGTCACCGAAGCTGGTTTAGTTATGTCTGGCTCAATGTTTCTGAATCTTGGGAACATCCAAGCCCAATGATTTTTGTCGTCTCTGCCTTTGAATTCTAAAATATGGATGGGGGCAACGGTGATAAAATCTCCTATTTTTGCTTGATTGGAAGTTCCGTAGGTTTCTCCATATCCGTATTCGCTTGGCTTCCTTCTCGCAAAGCCCGCTCCCATATCCCATTCTGACTCTTCCTGCATATCTGCTGGTGCTAAAATGTGTTGTGATTCCATTGGTTGGAGTTTACCTTCCTCATTTAGGAAAGCTCCTCGATAGAGGAAGGTGTTTATTGGCTTACCTTTAAGACGCTTTTGCCTGATGCCGATGACTTTCAAGGTTATTTCTAAAATTATTTTGAGTTTGCACCATTCTTTGGTGTAACCTGATAAAGAATAGATCGAGTTGGTTCTTTTTAACATGGACCCTTCAGATCCAATCTGCTTAGAAGTTTTCTGGATAGCAGTTCTTAACTCGCTATCTGTTTTAGCAATAATCGGCACGACTCTTTTAATGTGTGGTGTATCTTGCCCTAAAACTTTTCTAAGATAAGTCTGCCTCTCTGACCAGGGCATGTTGGCTAAAGAACCGATGCCTTTGTAGTAAAGAATGTCGAAGACGTTAGCCCGGATGTCCTCACCTGTCAATGGCTTCTTGCCGGCAATTATAGCCATCATCTTGTGTCTTGGTAATGGTATTCCGTTTTGATCGTGCCATACCGTTTCTGTGTCAAAAATAAGCTCATTTGGGTAGAGCTTTTTCATATCCTCAACAATACCTGGGAGATTTGAGGCGATGTCTCGGCGTTTGTCTTCGGTAAAGATTTTGACTTGATTGCCTTTACGATGGATGACGATGCGGAAGTCAACCATCGAATTTAGTTTCCACTGCGATAGTAGACTCTAAATTCGACATTTGGGCATCACCTCCTAAGATTAATGCTGTCGCTGTGTAAATTAAGATAGTGTTCATTGAATTCAACCTTTTTTCATAAGAAGATAGCAATCGCTATTAGCGAAAGAACTAAAACCGCCAAAACTGTTAATGTGAATCCATCGAAAAACGAATTATTTTGGTGTGGGTTGATATTCTCTGGTGGTAATGTGTTTAACCGATTTTGTGTTTTTTTTGTGGCAGTTTTTTGTATATCCAATATATCTTTGAGTGTTTTAGTGATTTGAGAAATTACTATTTCATGTTGATTAAGTTTCACGTTGATTTGGTCGATTTGCTCTTGTGTTGTCATTTTCGTGCCATTCCAACTAAGTTGATAATTAATGGGATGATAAATGACATAGTTCCTGCGATGCCAACTGTAGTCCATCTCCACTTTTCAAGATCTTCTACTCTTTTTTTAATGATTCTGGTGTAATCCCAAAGTTTAGAGGCTTCATTTTCAATGGCTTTTCTTGTTGCTTCACTATTTTCTGTTTTTGATTTTTCAATATCCAAAGCCAGTTTGTTTTGAACGGTTTGCAATGATTTTACGAGTTCACATAAACCATCAAGGCTTTTTTGCACGTTAGATAACCGTTCTGAAATTACTTCAAATGATTTGAGTTCATCTATCATTTTTTAGCACCCAGTTTTCTATAAGTTTTTCAGGATCGTTGAATTCAAATTTACCATAACCACTCCGAACTTTAAGCGGTCTAAAAGCTTTCATAAGCTCAATCTTACTGCTTTCCTCCGAAAGTTCAATATCAGGATGCCATCTAATCCCACATTTGTCAAGAAAAAACTCTCTATCTGTCTTTGTTAGCGAGCTTTTGGTAAGCTCGGTAGTGTTCCATCTCCAGATGTCAAGGATTTCTAAAGTCTCGGATAGTTCGAGTATGGCAGGATCGGGTTTAAGTTTAGAGAAGTTGTCCTCTTCGAGTGTAAGATGCAGACTCCTGCCACACTCATCGAGTAATGCCTGTTTATTTCCCTCCCTGTGAAGGAAAATGTGGCTGTGATTTTGAAATTGTGACGGGGCTGGGCCAAAAAGAAGGAACTCATACTCAGGAGTTTGCTTGAATTGATTCTCTCTTTTGACTAAAACTAAGTCGAATAGCACAATATGCTCTCCCGTTGATCCTGCCGGATCGTAAAGGAAGTGCAGGTAGTTTTCGCTGGTCATTCTGTGCAGAGTTTTTTCAATCGCTGTACTTCTTGTCTTCTGCTTAATCAGGAGATCGATGTCGTTTGGTTTTTTGCCTTCTACTAAAGAGCCTACCAGTGAAATAAAGCCTGGCACTAAAACTGTATTATGCAGATCGTCCAGGTTTAATTTTTTGGGAGAAAGTTTAATGGGAAGTTTAATTTTATCGAGGGATGGGTCTGCTATGTTGTGATTTAATTTCCTGTGCTTCATTTCATCAACAATTAGCTGGTGAATGTTAAACAGGTCTTCCTTGTTCTTGCCTCCAATAATTGGTTTTCCTGTTTTTTCCATTATTGACCAGTAGGCATGAACAAGCCTGTGGTCGTTACTAAGTTGTTTTACTGTGAGATTTTTTAGATTGCTGAAATCGTTTGTTTTCATGTTATTTCTTGGGCAAATCGTTGTCCGGAATGTTGAATGTGTTTCTGATTAACTTACACAATGGTAAGACGGTGATGTTATCAATTTGTGTCTTTGATTCATTTACTTTGTCTTCGATAACATCGAGTAAAGCGTCAACTGCTTTCTTTAGGGTGTCTTCGTCAATAAGGCGCAGAAGTATTTGCATTAGAACTAAAATAGTTTTATGGATCATGTTCGGTCACCTCCTTTTCTTTTTCTACCTGGATTGGAGCTTTTTTGAACTTCATTCCGAGTGTAGACTCTAACCATTCGACATCGATTTCAATTTTGTCTTTACCCATCATCTGCATAACAATGCGAACGAGTTGGTCTTTTAAGTGTTTTGAGATAGTTTCAAATTCCCACTTTGGCATCGGAGCGTTTTTGCCAAAGTTCAGTTGAATAGCTTGCGGAATTATTTGTATATTGACAAAATTTTTAATATCCATCAGAATTGATTCTTCTGCGGCAATAAAAACGTCTGCATGTTCTTTTGCTAAAGCATAAGATGCTCCGCTTTTTGGTGCAGAAAAGATTAAATCTGGAGCGAAAATCGCTCTGGCCTTCATTGTGTCTAACTGGTCATGTCTTGCTAAGAAGTCGCCGCCTCGCCTCGTAGCTTCTAACATTTCCAAAGTCCATTTTGGGTCTTTTGTTTTTGGATCCGAATCGGAAGGAATTACTGCTGCCGAAGAATTTTTTATTTGTTTAATGATGCCTGCCATTAGGCTGATATTATCTTCCGATGCTGTGGCTGACGTTGGCGTTCGACCTGTGGGAGCTTTGCCCAGAAGGATTGGCTGAGCGTAGCGTTCCAGGTAGATATTTTCAAAATCGTATGTGTATTGGTCGATAAACCAGTAAAAATATGCTGATCGCAGCCTGCTTCGTCCGTAGGGATTATTGAACCGCTGGTCGATATTGAAAAGTGCTGCTTTTTCTTTTGGCACTCTTACTATGCCTTTGCTGGTTGACTGTCCAAAACCATCGAAATCAAATTCTTTGGTGAGATGCAAATCGATTGTATCCGGATGGACATCAATAAATTTTTTAAATATCATGAAACCTTCATTATTGGTTTTATAGACTTTTTCAAAAGCCTGAAAGCCAAAATTAATGGCATTTAAGAGGGAAGTAATGAGGTCAAGCCAGATAGGTTCTAAAAGCTCTGTAGTGAACTGTTGGATTTTTTTTGACTTTGGGCAAAGTATCTTCCATCGAGCATTTATGAGAGGGGCTTTGACTACGGTCAGTACTGCTTTTATCTGCCCGTCGTCTTCCATTTTCATGAAATCTCGATATGAGATTGTTTCCGGATTGTAAACCAGCCCTGCTGCCGTTCGCGGCATTAGGTTGCCGGCTGGTTCAGCAATTTGATTGAAATGCTCTTTTTTTGGCTTAGGCTTTACAGAATCGATTTTAAACTGTTTTTTTTCTTCAGTGGTCTTATCAGTCATTGGGCACCTTGAACGTGCTTAGGATTTAATTATGTAGCTTTACAATTGACGCAAAGCATCTAATCCTGTGTGCCGTTCTCTTAATCTTAATCTGCTCGCAATGCCGGCTGATTGCGAGGAAATCAACTGTGGATCAAATTCTCTGTTATGCCCGGCAATTTGCCCTGTAGTAACAAAACCCTGTTCTTTGGCTGCCAGGAAGGCTAAGGCCAATGCAAATAGTGAGTCGGTTCTGAGCTTTGAGTCTTCCCATCGGTAAAATCTCAATTCCTCGAAAAGTGGTTTTATGTATGGCGAAACTATCAGGCCTTGTTCTAAGGCGCTGACCAGGTTGACTAAGATTTCAGATTTTCCGGTAGCTATAGGGCCTGTTTTGGTTGCAATCATTACTGGGTGTGGTTTGATGTCTGCAAGTTCTTCTTCAATATGCTGCGCCAGTCCGGTTGCGTCAAAATATGTCGCTATATCATGAAAATGATTGTACCGGTCGCGGATAGAGTCGTAGGTGACTTGCCATCCGCATTTGGAAAGCCTTTGAAAAGCGACAAGTTTGAATGGTATACTTGTAACGTCCAGGGTTATTCCAACTGTAAAATCTTGCTTGATTCCGATGTCCCAGCCGGATAGATAAATATGATCTTCTTGGGCTCCTTCGAGCTGTAAAGAAGCTTCTAAAAAATTGCTTAATGCCTTGTCTGAAAAAACTGCTGATGAGAAATCAATAAATTCGCCGTATAGATGCTGGCGAATTTGATCTTCAGTCATGTAATCTTCGTTAAAGAGCCGGTGCAAGGCAGCTTTCGATATATACGGGTTGTCTGATGTTGCGCCCGCAATCGAGAAGCACTCTGGATTGTATGATTGGTGATTTTCGAGTCCCTTATTGAACTCGTCAAAATACCAGTTTTTTCCGTTTGGTGTTCCTGAAAAGTTTAGCTCGCCGTTTCTGTCAAGTAGCCTGGTTCTGATAAGTGGCAAAACTTCTTCCGGTCTTTTTTCAAAGGCCGGCTCATCGAAGTTTACGAAATCAAATACATGTCCCCAGAGATTTTGAGGTCTTTCTGTTGATCTTGCCCACAGTTGTGCTCCATTTCCAAATTTTATCATTGGAAATGGCTTGCGAATTGGGTCTCCTTTCAGGCACCAGTTTAATTCTGCTCTTTTGCAGAACTCTTCGCAATGCGTGAAGATGATTCCTGCTTGATCTGATGTAATTGAAATATTGCAAGCGATGTAATCCTCGATATTATCATATTCATCGTCTCTTATTTTGTAGATAGAATACCAAACGAGCTTTACAGCTTGAATGAGACTTTTGCCCCACCTGTTTGCTGTAGCTAAGATTTTTTGTTTTTGTTTATAAGGCGCTGTTAGCCACTGTATTTGTTTAGGATGTGGTTTTGTTCTGCAAAAGAATTCTGAGAAAAAAACAGGATCGTACCGGCCTCTTTTCAGTGCTTCCTGAAATTGTTTTGGGATAGCTGCCATTAGGTTGTGAGCTCCATTGTTATCAACTATTCTGAAGCATTGCTTCTTTTTCCATTTCTTCTTGTTGCTCTCTGTTTTCTTTTTGTCTATCCCATTTCTCTATAATTCCACCTGGAGAGAATTGCCTTGTATATTCTAATTCTCTACTCATCTCTTCTATTTCAAATTTTGATTTGATATTTGGTTCTGGCAGCTCTGCGTTTGTTCCTCTCATTTCTATTTGGTTGCCTTTGTCTAAGACAATTTTCCAGATTTGATCTATCCTATCATCTTCTCCGAGTCTGGCCAGGATTTTAGCAGCATCTAAACCATCTCCTACTGTGACTTTTCCGGCTTCTATCTTAGGAATAGCCGACTGCATAACTTTGGTACAAAAGTTTCTGATAGAAGTTCGTTGGGCCTGAACTTTTTCTGTATCAATTCCACTACGTTTTATGTGTTCTTTTAGAGTTGCTACTGTATGGCATGTTTTTTGATGTTCGCAGAGAATGTCCCTGAGTAGCCAGCCTTCTACATATTTACGTTCAATCTCTTCGCGTTCATCGCTGGTGCAGATATCGCAAAGGTGCTTTGCCTTTGTGATAGGTGTGGTTGGTTTAAGCTTACGTTGTGAGGTTGATCCTGGAGCTTTCTTTGGGGCTGGCATAATTTAAGAATAGCACATAAAATAAGATTTGTCAAGAGATTGACAAAGAAAAGTTTTAATGTTATACTTTGGCTATGGCTGCGAAATTATTTCCTTTAGACATTTACCCGGATGGGTTTCAGTTTGAAAAGCGTGGAAGACCGCGTGTAGGTGGTCTGGCTGGCAAGAAGAAAGTCTTCTTAGGCTATGGGGCTGGTCAATCCGGAGCTGCTGGTCAGGAGAGTATTTACATTGGGTATCAGGCTGGGTATAAGAACGAAACTGGCGACTTAAATATTTTTATTGGAAATGAAGCAGGATATTCAAATATATCTGGTTCAAACAATACTTTTTTTGGTTTTCGGGCTGGTTATTTGAATACTACTGGTTGCGGTAACACTTTTACCGGCCATTCTGCTGGTTATGCTAATACTGTTGGTTACAGTAATACTTTTACTGGCCATTCTGCTGGTTATGCTAATACTACTGGTAATAATAACGCTTTTACTGGCCATTACGCTGGTTATTCTAATACTATTGGTAATCATAATACTTTTACCGGCCATTATGCTGGTTATTCTAATACTACTGGTGATGATAACACTTTTACCGGCCATTACGCTGGTTATTCTAATACTACTGGTACTCATAACACTTTTATTGGTTATTTTGCAGGTTTTTCTAATACTGAAAGTAGTAATAACACTTTTATTGGATATTACGCTGGTCGTGGTAATACTGCTGGTGAGGATAACACTTTTGTTGGATATTACGCTGGTCGTGCTAATACTGCTGGTAGTAATAACATTTTTATCGGATATTACGCTGGTCGTTGGAATACCGAAGGTTGTGCGAACACTTTTATCGGCCATTACGCTGGTACTAAGAATACTGAAGGTGAGGATAACACTTTTATTGGATATTACGCTGGTTATTATAATGCTATAGGTAATCGCAACATTTTCATCGGATATTTTGCAGGTTTTTCTAATGCTACTGGCAGCTGTAATACTTTTATCGGTTACAATGCTGGTCGTGCTAATACTGCTGGTAACAATAACACTTTCATTGGTTATTCTGCTGGTTATTTTGAGACTGGCAATAATAAACTTTACATATCTAATTCTAATATTACAACACCTTTAATCTATGGTGAGTTTGACAATAATTTAGTTGAAATCCAAGGTTGTCTTGGTGTTGGCACCAGGGTGTTTGGAACAGATGCAGTCAACGTCTTGGCTGTCAAAAATGGAACTGTTCCCGGGTCGTCGCCGGCTGATTCAGTCCAGCTTTATGCTGAAGACGTTTCGGCAAGCTCTGAGCTGAAAGTAAGAGATGAAGCTGGAAACATTACTACTCTATCTCCTCATAATTTTAGCTTGTTCTCACCTGATGATGAAATTGAATTTCCCTGGTCGTATCATTCCATAAACGAATATTTGGGTGAAGAAATTAACGTTGATATGGCCGGTTTAGTTAAGGCTGTCGAGATTTTGACTGGCAAAAAGTTTATTTATTCCCGGAAATTGCCGAAAGCACAAATAATAGAAGAAGAAAAGGAGGTTCCACAGTGGCTGAGACAAAGAATCAAGAAAAACGAGTTACAGTTGAAGAATTAAAAGGATTGCAGTTTAGAAACGAGGTTCTGTCGAACAAGATTGATGAGATTGGTCGATTGTCTGCTGAAAGAAACTTACTAAATTCTGAGTTCCAGGAATATGTTCGGAACGTGTTGGATGCTCATGGGTTTTCTTTTGAGGAATGGGTTATTGATTTCGATGGGAATATTATCTTAAAGGAAAAAAAGGAAGGTGGAAAATAGTGGCCTATTCTACAGTAGCAGACATTAGGAGAATACTGAAAAGTCAATCTGGTAGTATAACAATAAGTCCCCAAGCTGCCTCTTATGGAAGTCCTGGGTCGATGTTTACTCTAAACCAGTGTGGCAGCTTTATCGCTGACGCTGATGCTGAAATAGATGGCCGGTGTTATCGATACTATGCTGACCAGATTCCTTTTTTAAATATTCCTCCTGAGATTAAACAAATAAGTGGTGTTCTTGCTTCTGCTTTTATTCTGCAGGCAGCAAGCCAGTATACTGCCAGTGAGACTTCAGATTACCTGTTTGATAAGCAGTTGCTTTTGCTGCAGCAAGCAACCGACAAGCTGAATAGGCTGGCTTCTGGTAAAGATTTTCTGGTTGGAAGATCACTTTCTTCTCCGGTGTGGCATGGTGTGGTTAGTGATGAGTCTGAGATTTTTGATGGAAGGGAACATGGCGGATTTAGAGAAATGTGAAGCATTTTGGATGCGCCTGTGCTAAATAGTTGACAAACTCTTCTCTTTTACAGGCATCATATTCTTTCTCCTGGTAAAGAATCGTTGCTTTTTCCATCCCTTTCGCCTCGTAAGCATAATATTCCAGGTCTTCCTTCAGCTCTGGCTGAAGGCTACAAACACCGTTAATGAATGCTTCAACATATCTTTCTTCAACTATCGGTGAATATGATGCCGGAGCAATTATTTTGCAAAACTCGTCAACGGCTTTCTGCCACTTGTCTGACTCACTGATCCAAAAATCTAATCTGTCTAATAATTTATTAAAGTCCATTATATTCAACCTCTTTGACCCATACCTCAGTCCGAGCCTCACAAGCCTCATCCGCATATAGCTTAATGGTTTCACTCGATACGATAGCCGAATCATTATCGTATAACAACCCTTCCATCGCATCCATAACCGCTTTACTGTAATTGTCCACGTCCGGCCTCGCTACCGGAAACTCTCGCTTGACTGACTTCGGCTTCCTAAGCCAGAAGATTACCTTCAATTTCAACGGCGTCCCTTTGTCAAACTTCTTGTTATGCAAACCCAGTCCACGGATCGTCCACCGGATACGCTCTTCGTATTCTTTCGTTTTGGTAGGTGTGTATGCCCACCCACCCTTTGTGATCCTGGCTCTTAGCTTCGGGATTGGATCACCGTTAATTGTGAAATGGATTGCCATTTGTGGTATTCCCTCAAGAAAACAATCACAGAAGTCAGACCACATGCTTCTGCATTGCAACTCAGCACCGCATTTTTTGCATTTTTTCAATATTTACCTCTCGCATTTATCTGCCTACCCTTATCATCTTAACCCATCATATTTGTAATCTTTATCTTCCTCTATATCCCACTTGTGCTTTGGGTCTGGCATGAACGTCATGCAAAATGTTGGTTTACGTGGTTCACGCAAAACAAGAAGCCATCCACCAAACACCTTAGCCCTTTCGATATTATTACCGATATTTACCCACGTTAACATTATTCACTCCTATCAACCTTCAGGTATTTCTTGAATAAGTTTTCCCGGCCAGATATTTTCCAAGTTACTCTTGAGAAATACTGGTATCTGGTTCTGCTTTGCTACCTCGACTATATTCTCGATCCAGGCCAACTTCGGTTCATACTTTCGCCCAAAGCGAGTTAATCTTCCTATGATGATCCAATCTATTCTTAACTTACTGAGAATATAGTTAAGATTTATCTCTTCTCTGTCAATAGTTATTCCTTTACATGCATCACATAAAATTGGGGTTTTAGTGCTCTAACCAACTGAGCTACACTGACTTTCGCCAGCGACAGGACTCGAACCTGTGACCCCTTCGTTATAAGCGATAACCCAACTGCTTCGGCCCTCAAAATTATCTTTTCAATTCAAAATCTTTCACCATCTTCCGCAATTCCTTCAAAAACAAATTATGCGGCTTATTTTTCCCCTTCTCCCATCGCCGAATAGTTATTTCTGTAACGCCTAACTTTGCGGCAATCTCGGTGTAGCTTAACCCATTATCCAACAGCCCTTTAATTATACTTGTGAGGTCATTTATCATAGTCATATTCTATCTTTTCTTCTTATCTTCCCAATATATCATAGTGTCCATCATTTGTTAAGCAATATTTTTTAATAAGAGAGAAATATTTTAGCTAACCCAGCGGTTGTTAGCCGCTAAAGCCCCATCCCGTTCCAGCCTGCACCGTCTTTACCGCCAGCCCACTAACCTGAGTAGGTTACGCCAGCGTCCTCGACCGCTCTATCTCTTTCAAGCCGAGTCAGCATATTTTTTTGCCATTTTAAGCCCCCATTTCCCGCTTCAGGTATCTAAAATCCTCTCCGCCCCAGAAAATCGAAATTTGACCTATCCTGGCTCTTCTGAGGGCATCTCAGCGACTGCCAACTCACCGCTTTCGCATATTCTGCTTCCAGCATCCGCCCATCTGCTTCGGCTCTTGCTTCTGCCAGATTTCCATCGCTCTCCCCGCTAACCATTCAGGCTCGATCCCAGTCAAAGCCCACCAAAGGTCATCGCCGAATCGCTCCGTACAGAACTCAAAGGCATCTTTTTTTAGCCGATTATTATTCGTCGTTTTGTAACTGTCCGGCTCACTCAGAGACAAATCTGAGGCCGCCTGCGCTATCACGGCCAAGCCAAGCAAGCCACAACCTTTAGGGTTTAGCATTGTCATTAATCCATCTATTCCGTTCACGACACTCAACCATTAGATTTGCAGTCTTTTTATTCTGGCCCTGCTTTCGCTCATCACGGCTCTCACGTTCACCAAGTTAGCCCCACGTGATGGAGCTATCGGGAATCGAACCCGAAGGAGCAACACTATTCCTGATCACCCGTTGTCATTGGTGAATCTTTGCCCCATGTTAATTCATCTTGGCTGGCGGGACTAAGTAGGTCGAAAATTGCTCGGCTTGAAGCTGGGTATCAAATTTGTTCATAATAGTCATCCCTCTTCGCTAAATATTTCTTCCTGCTTGCCATGGTAGTTTGGCTCATAGAAAAACGTGCATTCAGGCACAAACCCCAGTTCGACAAAAATACCTGCCGGCCCATTCCTTTGCTTAGATATAATCAACTCTGCTTTCTCCGGGTTTCTTTTTTTATCTCGATATAATAACCAGGTTACATCAGAGTCTTCGAGTAAAGCCCCGCTATTCTTTATGTCGCTCTCTGTGGGTCGCCGACCGATAGCTTCTTTAAGTAGTTGCGTTAAAACCAAGATTGTTAGATTAAGTTCTTTGGCTAATCTTTTTAACTTACCGGAAACATTCGCCGTCCTTTCTTCCCGGCTATCTCCTTTTTTTGATTCCACAAACTTTATCTGGTCAATTACTATAAAACAAATGTCAGGATGAGATAATTTGTATTCTTTAGCTTTTTGAACCATATCTTCAATATCTATCCCGCTGTCTTCATCAATAATTATTTTTGACTGACTTAATTCTTGTTCAGCGGTAGTTAATTTATCCCAATCAGAATCCCTAATGTTACCGGACATTAACCCGTTCATTAAGTTTATTCTTGTCAGCATAGAAAAGAATCTCATCATTATACTTTCTTTTGACATTTCACATGAAAAGAAAAGGACATGTTTATCTTCAATTTTTGATATATTCCATAAAAGCGTCATTGCAAAAGCTGTTTTTCCTGTCGATGGTGCTCCACCAAGTGCAATCATATCTTTTGGCATTAGCGGACACCGCTTTGAGAGAAAAGGAAATCCAGCTTGAAGGCCCATGTGCTTGCCTTTATTTAAATGGAAAAATTCTATTTGCCCAATAGTATCACGGGCTAAAGTCTCCATATCCACCGCATGAGCATTATTCTTTTTTCTAAAGTCTTCAATTTGTTGTGCCATTTTATTGCACCATTTCCCAATTTCTTCGGAATTGGTAGTCTCAAGTTCCATTCCTGTTCTTCTTATATTTCTTTCTTTGTAGCAATCAAGAAGAACTTTATAATGATCTGGCAATATTCTATGTGAGATAATAGTGTTATTGATTTCTGATATGTAATCAGCGCCACCACTGTCTTTCAATTTACCTGTGTTTGTCAGCTTTGCCACAAGAAGTGTGTAGTCAATATCTTCGCCTGCTTCCATCATTTCTTTAATGGTTGAAAAAATTATCCGGTGTTTTTCAGAATAAAAATACTCCGCTTTGAGCTTGCCAATAGATTTTCTCGTTTCTTCATTAAAGATTAATGACCCAATAATTTGAATTTCTATCTTGGGTGAATGTTTAGGTGGCTTGCTTGTAAACTGGTTCATCATATACTCCTATCCTGAGTTGGTTGCTACTGATGTCTATCGCCGTTGCCGGTGCCGATTGTTTAAGATAATGCTGATATTTTTCTCTAAAACTTTTTTCTTTGAGGTATAAGTCTTTAGCATTGTCTATCCGGCAAAATTCTTCCCAATCACCCATATCTGCTATGACAGCCATGATCCGGTTGTCTTCAAATTGCGGCGGCACGTTATGTCCGCCAATGCTTCTTATCGCCTTTAGTGTCAGATTCCAAGCAGCCAGACTCTTATCTGAGGGACTGCCTTCAATTAGCTCAATAAGTTCTACCGGCTTTGGGAAGAAAATGCATGTCTTCATCGCATAATTAATCGCTTGGTTTAAGGCGTCGTCAGGATAATTTTTAAATATCATCCAATAAGTTTCTGCCAATCTATCGTTGATGTCAGTTTTTAGTGTTTCAGCCAATATTAATAGCTTTTTTATTAGCTCTGCTTTCTTCATCTCTTTCCTCCTTTTCCTCTTTTTCTATCTTTTCCCAGAGTTTAGCGTTTAATCTGGTATGTTTGGCTAACGTTGAACTAATGTCTATTTCTGGCGGCGGATCATTAAAATCTACCGCATTGAGAAATGATGCAGGATGTTTAATTTTATCCTTACTGCGTCCTTCTATTGACATCTGTTTTGCATATACTTCAGTATGATAAAATATTTGTTGAGGGTCAGTACCCTCTTTTATTCGGCGTTTCCACATCATCCAAGCAGATTTCTTATCTACCAATCTTGGATATACTGACCAAAAATGAAGAAAATCCTCTGAATAGATTTTAACTTTATTTTTTTTTAAATTTTCATTTTCGGCAACACGCGTGCATGCATGCTTTTTTTTTTCCTTATCCTTATCCTTATCCTTATCCTTATCCTTATCCTTATCCTCAACCCTTAGGTAAGGGTTAACTAACCCTTCGGTAAGGGTTACAATACCCTTAGCTAACCCTTTGTCGTGATGAGCAGCTAATAAACGTATAACCTGTTGATGTGGCTTGCAATTCTCATTCAACTGCCCATATTGAAATGTTATAAAATCTGTTATAACCCAGCTGTTATTGTTGATTTTGATCCGTTCTTTTTCTAAATTAAATAAATCTAAAACTTCATCTTTGAGTATTTCTTCCCCAATATAAAAAGATGCTAATTCAATGTCCTCTTTCCAATGCCCAGCGTTGTCACATTTATCACAAAGATATGTCCAAAATAATTTATATTTGAGAGGAAGTTTTCTAAACCATGAATCTTCCCATTTACCAGTTTCTGTAAATCTTTTTGACATTACTACCTCTTTTTAGTTGCCTTACTCTGGTTAGCCTCTTGTTGGTTAGTTAGCAATAAGTCATTTAACTTCTCGATAAGCATGCTGTGGGGTTTATTGAACCCCTTTTCCCAACGGCGTATTGTATTTTCGGAAACTGACACAATAGTAGCGAGTTCTGAATATTTGTAGGTTTTTCTGAGGGCTAAGATAATTTGAGGTAAGCTCATAGAAGTATATTAACATTTTATTAATAGTTTGTCAAGAGTTTTTTTTTAATTATTTTTCCTGTGAAGAAAATGAATCCCCATATCTGCTAAGTCACTATTGCATTTTGCAACACTTTCCCAATGTTATGTAAACCTGTGCGTAAATTTTAAAATCGTAACACGCTTGATAAAAATCCATTAACCCTTGCGAAATAATGACTTATCATAGTGTATAGAAAAACTATACACCCCTGAAAATGATAAAAAACGGAACCAAAATAATGCCGGAAATATAAAAAAAAAGTAGGCCCCTGTGCCTCCCTCAAAAAAAAATGTGATGTTGTTTTAGAGTAAGATTGTGCTAAAAAAAAAGGTATAGGATAGCATGTTAGAAATAAAAAAAAAGTGGAGAGTCCCTCTGTCTTCAAAAAACTTGGTTTGTTTTGGCTTGGTTTCATACGAGACACCCGGAGAAGCGAAGCTGACCGGGACGAGCCGCAGGCTTGCTTTCATCGAAGCGGAGCAGAGATGAACACGAGCCGACAGGCGAGATTCTTGACCGAAGTGGAGCGAGGTTGCCTTGGGCAAGCGGAGCCTTGCGCAAGCGGAGGATCCTCTTTCCAGACGGCAACCAGCGAGGTCTGAACTTGCCGCCTTGCCGCTGCATTTTTTTGCAGCGAGCAAGAGCGGCAAGTTCAGGGCGAGCGGGCT